ATGGCAAAAAAACCGAAGCAAAAAAGTGTAACACCTTTGATGAAACAGTATAACGGTATTAAAAATAAATACCCAGATGCGCTGTTATTATTTAGAGTGGGAGACTTTTACGAGACTTTTGGCGAAGACGCTGTCAAAGCCGCAGGAATCTTAGGGATTATCTTAACCAACAGAAACAACGGTGGCGAGCGCACAGAACTCGCCGGTTTTCCACACCATTCACTAAACACGTATTTACCTAAACTGGTAAAAGCAGGATGTCGCGTTGCGATTTGTGATCAACTGGAAGATCCTAAACAAACCAAAAGTATTGTGAAACGCGGTGTAACTGAACTGGTTACTCCGGGAGTTGCATTAAATGACGAAGTGCTTCAATCGAAGAGCAACAATTTTTTAGGCGCTATTCATTTCGGAAAACGGCTCATCGGCCTTTCTTTTCTGGACGTTTCTACAGGCGAATTTTTAACCAGTCAGGGAGATGCAGCTTATATTGACAAACTATTGCAGAATTTCAGTCCGAGTGAACTTTTAGTTAGCAAAAAGAACAAGGGCGACTTTAAGGAAAATTTTGGGACAGACTTTCATATTTTTTATCAGGAAGATTGGGTTTTTAAAACCGATTTCGCTCACGAAAGTCTCAATAAACATTTCAACACAAAATCTCTTAAAGGGTTTGGTATTGAGCATTTAGAGGAAGGAATTATCGCTGCCGGAGCGGCGCTGCATTATCTAAGTGAAACCCAGCATCATAAATTACAGCACATTTCAAGCATAGGTCGTATTGCCGAAGATGCTTACGTCTGGATGGATCGTTTTACAATACGCAATCTGGAGTTGTATCAGGGCACATCTGCAAAAGCGATAACCCTGCTTGATGTAATAGACAAAACTATTTCTCCAATGGGTGGTAGACTGCTTAAACGCTGGCTGGCATTACCATTAAAGACACTTCAAGCCATCACTGAACGTCACGAGATTGTAGAATATATTCTTAAAAATCCTGACTTCTATGACAAGCTTTCTTTAGACATAAAAAAAATAGGTGATGTAGAGCGCCTTATATCTAAAGTGGCCACCGGTAAGGTTTCGCCCCGAGAAATCATTCTTCTAAAAAATTCATTAGAAGCGATGGTGCCCATCAAAATTTTAGGCGAGCAGGCAGAAAATCTGGCTTTGCAAATTCTTTCTGAAAAACTGAATAATCTGGAGCATTTGCGATCTAAAATAAAAGAGACCGTCGATGAAGATGCTCCGGTTAATATTTTAAAAGGAAGCACTATTGCTCCTAATTTCCATGAAGAGTTAGACGAACTCAGAAATCTGGCTACTTCAGGGAAGGCGTATTTAGACAAAATGCTCGAACGTGAGACTGAACGCACAGGTATCACTTCCCTTAAAATAGCTTCTAATAATGTTTTTGGATATTATATTGAAGTTCGCAATACGCATAAAGATAAAGTTCCTCCAGAATGGATCCGCAAACAAACGCTAGTCAATGCAGAACGTTATATCACTGAAGAATTAAAAGAATACGAAGCAAAAATTCTAGGTGCAGAAGAGCGTATTCTCACTATAGAACAACAATTGTTCAATCAGTTGGTGAGTTGGATAACTCAGTTTATTGAGCCGGTTCAAATCAACGCCAATATCATCGCACAATTAGATTGTTTACGCAGCTATGCTTGTCTCGCCAAAGAAAATAATTACAACAGACCAGAACTTGATGATTCGTACGAACTTGAAATAACTGAAGGTCGCCACCCCGTAATCGAAAAACAGCTCCCAATTAGCGAACCTTATATCGCTAACGATACGTTTTTAGATCGCGACACACAACAAATGATCATGATCACCGGACCTAACATGTCAGGTAAATCTGCAATTTTAAGACAAACCGCCTTAATCGTATTACTTGCACAGATGGGAAGTTTTGTTCCTGCTAAAGCTGCACGCATTGGTCTTGTAGATCGAATTTTTACCCGTGTGGGAGCAAGCGACAACATCTCGATGGGTGAATCTACTTTTATGGTAGAAATGAATGAAACCGCAAGCATCCTTAACAATATTTCAGACAGAAGCCTAGTACTTCTTGATGAAATAGGTCGCGGAACCAGCACCTACGACGGAATTTCAATCGCCTGGGCAATAAGCGAATACTTACATGAACACCCCTCACGTCCTAAAACTCTTTTTGCGACTCATTATCACGAGTTGAATGATATGGGCGAAACATTCAACCGGATTAAAAACTTCAATGTTTCGGTAAAAGAATTAAAAGACAATGTTTTATTTCTTCGGAAATTAATCCCTGGAGGCAGCGCGCATAGTTTTGGAATACACGTCGCAAAAATGGCAGGAATGCCCCAGCAAGTTCTACATAGAGCTAATAAAATGCTCGCTCAATTAGAAAAATCAAACAGAAAAGAAGAACATAAAAATTCTTTAGACGCCGCTCAAGATGATGAAATGCAATTGAGTTTTTTCAACCTAGACGACCCCCTCTTAGAGGAAATCAAAGACGAAATCCTTCATACTGATATAGATACACTCACTCCCGTAGAAGCCTTAATGAAGCTTAACGAAATAAAAAGAATGCTTGTACGCAGTAAGAAAAATCAGGTTTCTTAATTGTTTTAATTTTTTTAAAGAAATTGCTTTGCAGATTGAAGAAATCTTGTAAATTTGCATCCGCATTAGACAAGACGTTCTAATACAAATCGCGAAAGTAGCTCAGGGGTAGAGCATCACCTTGCCAAGGTGAGGGTCGCGGGTTCAAATCCCGTCTTTCGCTCTAAGAATTACTCCATTTAAAATGGCGTTTTTAATTGAAAGCCCAAGCTCGGGTGGTGGAATTGGTAGACACGTTGGACTTAAAATCCAATGAACATTAGTTCGTACGGGTTCAAGTCCCGTCCCGAGTACAGAGAGAAAGCCCCGGTAAACACTGGGGCTTTTCTTGTTTTAAGCTCTTTTTAATCACTATGAAAATTGAGATAAAAGAGTCAACCGTACCTGTTACCGTACCTGTTTCAATCCAAATTGAGATGAGCAAAAAGAAGTACACTACACCTAAATTGTACATTCCAAAAGCAAAAGGAAAACCTTCTATCGCTTCTGGGAAAACCTGGTATGTGTACTGCTATTACCGGAGCTCAGAAGATGATAAATTGAAGAAGGTTATCTTGCCTGGTAAAGGTTTGAATCGATTTAAAACTGTAAGAGAACGTAAAGCTGCTGGAAAAGCCCTTATTGAGGCATATACGATCGCTCTTACGCGTGGATGGAATCCACTTACTAAGAATGTGCCGAAACAAAAAACGAATCGGGATATGCTCTTAAAACAAGCGATGGACTATGCGCTTGAAATTAAATCCCAAATCAAAAAACCTTCTACAATGGTGGGTTATGAGTTTCACGTTAACCGGTTCTTGGACTGGGCGAAAACAAACGGATACCTCGGTTTTAAAGTTGAACATTTTAATGTGGATCACTTTTATGAGTTCCTGGACTATCTTCGATTTGAGTACACCAATCCAACCACAGGAGATGGTTTGTCCGGAACTTCAGTAAACAATCACAAAAGAAGTCTCTCCAGTTTATTTACTACGCTAAAAAATGAGCGCAAGATTTCTGTTAACTACATAAAGGATATTCCCAATTTCGACACGGATCCAATAAACAATAAAGCGTTTACTCAGGAGGAACTGATCCGTATTAAGAACTACTTTAATCAACACGATCCATATATGAATGCATTCCTGGCATTTATTATTTATCCATTGCTTCGGCCGCGGGAGATCTGTAGGCTAAAAGTGAAAGATCTTGATATGGAACGCCTGATATTTTCTGTAGAAACTAAAACCCGGAAACTGAGTACGCGTCGAATCATCAAAAAAGTTCAACCTTTTATTGAACTACTTAATATCGATGGTGCTCCGGGAGATTATGAACTCTTCAGCAATCTGGAAAAACCTCGAGACTGGAGCTCTGCTAAACTCCCTACGAGAACAAAGCACTTTAGTGATCGGTTTGGGAAAATGAAAAAGGCTTTAGGTTTTGGCCGCGAATATGGTCCTTACAGCTGCCGGCATACTGCTATCGTGAATCTATACAATAATATGGCTCTGGAGGGAATGAGCGAACAGGAAATCATTTTAAAAATTATGCCTTATTCTGATCATCAGAGTATCGCCGGAGTAAAAAATTATCTCCGAAAACACTTAACCATATTACCTGCAGATCACTCGGAACTTTACACGCTGGATTTTTAAACGAGCTTGTCAACCTCCAGTGTGATTTCTACTTCTTCTTTGCTGAGGATCTTTTTTGATACCCGTTCCGGAATGAATCTCGAGTTGTAAGCTTGTATTTCTGAATACGCGGTTACCTGGCGTGAAACTTCAGGCGTGCATTTGAACGTCCACTCCACGGTTCTGGTCTTGAATCGGAAATCTAACCAATTTTTATAATACTTATCATAACTGTTTAACAAGCCTAAAAGACGGGGATTTTCAGCTGCATTCTTGCCATCAATCAAACCCGAGTATAAGCCTAGCTGCAGCTTGTTTTTGTCATCACTGATCATTTGAGCAGTTGAAATACCTTTTAAACTGTTGTTGGGCATTGGTGCCAAATCAATCACAATCTCAGTCGTATCTGCAGACTTTACGTAACCTTCAGTATTAGATCCTAAACGATCAACATAAACTGGAGGATGATCAAATAAATCATTGTCTATATCCTGAAACTTCAACAGATACGACCGGTCCCCGTTATTTTTGATTCGGGGTTCCCGAACTTCAAAAGCTTTTAAATTTACTTTAGGTCTGGAGACGAGCTCCTTTTCTATTTTGTTTACAAAAGCCTGATCTCCCACAATGCGCAAATCATAATTTCGATAGTTTCGGATTGCATTAAACAGATCTCCAAAGGTCATATCTGGAACACATCGGTTTAATTTTACTTCTGAAGGAGTCAGTAAGGTAGGTTGCGCTTCGTTCTCTTCGTTGTATTCTGTAATTTTTGTAATGGATAGATCAAAAATTAACGCATCCGGAATTTTTTCTCCATCTAAAATCGCGTGTGCTAATTGATAGGATTCAAAATCAATCACACCGGTTTCACCAAAAAAAACTTCTACCGTTTCATTAATACTGAAGTATTCTTCATTGTAACTTCTGTTAAAATTTACACCTCTAAAAATTTCCTCCTCATTAAAATATAAGTAAGCAGCAGATTGAGATCTATCTGTACGCACTACAACATTACCAGATATCACATATCTTCCCGGTTCTGTGATGCTTTGTTGATTTGCGTACCGTGCTTTTTCAATTCTACGTACGTTGTCAAAAGTGTCAACTTCAAGAATTTCATAATACTCATCTGCGTTTTTAGTTATATTTTCTGCATCTTCGTTAATGCTTGTGTAATAATCTGAAAGGCAGGTAATGAATGCTTTTTGAAGTTCAGGATCCTGGAGAATGTCACCCGCGAGCTCGTAGCCTGCATCTGCAAAACCTTGCTGCAACACGTATAGCAAATAAGGCATTGGCTGCATCACATTGCGGTTGATCTGCAAATCATTCTCTGTATCGTATTCGTTCTGCAGAAATGCAGAACCTACCCGATTATTTATGAAACCTTCAAAATACGCCCACTGATCCGTATCGGTATCATATTTTCCCTCCGGAGGAATGACCTGCGGAAAACAAAAATTTACGGTTGGCCACGAAAGATCTGCATAGCTTTCTGCCAAATCATAAATGCTTGGCGAAGGTGTAAAACTTTCTAAAGGAAGATCTGCAAGTTTTTTATTCCAATTAGGCAGCTCTTCAAAACCGTAGCTGATAGACGGACTTAAACGCCGGCCGATAGTGATGTCAATTAATAGCTGTGCATCATGTCGTTTTCCTTCAACCAAAAAAATAACATCATAAACACTTTCGGTTGAAGCACGCTCGATCTTTGTAATGTGCTGCAGCGCTGCATCTAATTCGTCTGTGCTTTCAAAATCAAAAGGATAGGTGTATTTCGTAAAAAAACGATCGTTAAACCAGGAATTCTCCTCGATTAATGTCAAACCTTTATCCTCCAGATCTAACTTAAATAAGGGATGTATGACTCTTAAGATCATGCGCTTTGTTTATAATAAATTCTACGTCGTAAGCATACAGGCCGTTGGCGCTGTCTTCATTCGTCATTTTTTTAGATTGTGGTACCAGATTGATGGTTCGCAAATCTTCAGTAATTAACCAGGCTAATTTGCTCATGATAATCTCGTCAATGATCACCTGATTTGATTTTGGGATCCAACCGGTGTTGATCACTAGACTCATTTCTTTTCGCGTGTCAACACGCTGCAGTTCTTCGACCAAATTGCCCAGGCGTTTGAAGTCTTTCATTTCATATTCAGATTCAAAACGCCAGTCACCGGTAAACTCAAAGAGTTCCTGTGTCTGATACTCATTATACCAGGCAATATGATTGCTTAAATGCTGGTCCGGGAAAACAATAAACTCTTCTTTTATTTTTTCGGTACCAGACTGAAGCTCGAGACGAATACGATCCCCCGGATCATATTCTGAAAAGCGTAGCATCTGACCATAAAGGTACCCGGAACCACTTGTGATTACTTCAGAACTAATTTGCTGATTGTTGCGAAAAAGAACCAAATCACTCAATAAATTCTGATTGTAAAAATTAACCAAGGCAACACTCTTAAGTGTGACTCGCTGCACAATTTTTTCAGCTTTTAGAATAGCAGCTGCAGTAATTTCTTGAGCCGGTTTTCGGCCGTCTAAAAAAGCTTTGTTTTTGATTATTTCTGAAGTGCCGGCTACCTCATACGTAAGATCACAAAACACCGGTGGATTGTAGATCATCAACCGTGTATCTTCAGTATTCTGTAATTTAGATAAAAGCCCGTATCTATTGATGTTGTCAGGTTTTGAAAATAAACGTTTCACAACATCTCCGATGTGAAATTCTGCGCTGTTTTGGAAAAAAGCCAGTGCATAGTCATTTAAAAAGGCTTGATTAATCCCGGTATTTGGATTGTAAATCACAGCCTCCAAAAGTAGACTTGCAAAGGCATCATCATCTGCGCTATAAAAAGTACTGAGCGCTTCCTGATCCCGACACCAAATCACCGCACCGTCAAGGTTGAAGTCTGCAGTTTCTGTCACGCGATGCGTTACAAATATGCGTGCAGTATCTACTGCAGTTTCAATTATTATTTCACCGGTGTAGGTTCCCAGGGCGAAATTTGCAGACGGTACCGGCTTTACTAAAATACCGGTAATTCCGTAGCGGTACTCCATCCAGTTGGGAACCGTCACCGTAAAATCTGAAGGTGTGTTGATGGTTATTTCCTGCTCTGCAGCTTCAAAAATATTACGCACTGCAGCAAAGCTTAAGTTAAGCGGATCTACTTCGATGGTTCCGGTAGTAAGCTGATGAATCAAAACTTCAAATAGCTTGCTTCTGGAGGTGTTACTCGTGGTTAAATAATATTGCAGCGTTCTACCTTCCCAATTTAGATTGGTTCGATCTAAAGCTATGGTAATGGCCTGAGAACCGCTGCCAGTATATTCTGTAATGCTTTCAGAATACTCTGTATTTGCAACCAAATTAACTCCAGAAAGCTGCAGCACCTTATTTGCACGAATTACAAACGAAGATCCCGTATACAACTGAATGGATAAGTCATCAGGATCTACTCCGTTTTGCAAATAGCTCATCGAAGCTTTATCAGGAACAAAGACGAGCTCGTCCTGACTAATCACATTTGCAAATAGATTAAATACAATTTCTTCGAGTAAATATTCCTGGCCATCAATAAGGCCGTAAGCTTCTAATCGGAAGCCACTGCGATACGAGGTAGCAGATAAAATACCGATGCCGGCAAATGATATTGCAAAAGAAACCTCTAGATTTTCAGAGGTTAATGCATAACCCTCGGCGTCACTTACCAGTTCTCCAGTAATTGCGATCGCATCATCTAGAGCAGTCGTAAACGTGCGGGGCTTGAACTTGATCAAAAAAGAATCATACTTCAGATCAATATCAGCTGCTATAAAATCTTTGATTTTCAAGTCAAAATTATACGCAGCCGGCACTGCAGATCCTTCAACATAAACAAGCGTGTAACTCCCATTATTGCTGAATTTCCACGGAGAAAAAAAATTCTCGAGAGTTTCTGGTATATTATAGCCCGTATCTGGATTATAGGGTATTTGATTTGGCATAGTTAATTGCTGTTATTCAAGACCGCCACCGCCGCCTTCTGGATTAAAATCTTCACATGGCACCCCGTTTACATCAATACCCGGAACCACGGTATCTGAATAAATGACTTCAAACCGATAGCCACTCATTTTAAACAAAATTCTTGTCTTGTACGCTTCCAGATCTGTCACGCCCAATTTGCTTACAAATTGATTGAGAACGATTCTAACATTAGTAAGATGTGAGGTCTTAAATGTTATTGCACCCACATCACCAAGCGGGTCCAAACCCTGGTAGATGCGCGATGCATCCCCGGAAAAAGCAAAGGCGGAGAGGATAGGACCATTCTCCTGATCAATGAGCGTGCAAATGCGATTGCACGCGATGTTCAATTTTACATCCTCAAAAACACTGTTGGCGGTAAAGCCTGTTATTACATCAGTTCCTATAGCCATTAATATCTATTTTTGTTACGAAGACGGTCGTAGTCTTCAATATCTTCTTTTATTTTACGCGCATTCTCATAGTCGCGCTTGAGGTAAGCAACCAGACCATCACGTTCCAGTCTATCCATCATATCCATAAAGCGGTTCATAACAGATGAAAACATCATTGTGTCAACTCCCGAAGAAGATTGAGCGCTGTCCTCAAAACTAGGTTTAGCCGTGCTGTTCTGATAATACCCGTCTGCATAACCTTTTACACGACCGAGTTCCCGGTATAACGAATCTTTGAAACTGTCACTAAAATTGGAATAATCCTGCCCGTTTATGATCATCTCGGGTCTGGTCTTGCCCTCTTCACCTGCCATAAAAACTGTGGGGAAATCAACTAAGCCGCTACGGCTCTCACCACCGTAACGCGCTTTAAATGGCTTCCCGTCTTGCTCCCTGGTGACATTGTACAAACCATCCTGATAACCTTTTACGGGTAGTGGAGTTGCTAAAACGGTAGCAGCTTGAAGCGCTCCTAAAGCTGTTACAAAACCTGCTAATATACCTGCAGAAATTCCAAAGTCAAATTTTGGTACTTGAGCCCAAATCGCCACTACTGCCTGAGCTGTATTCATCGCAATATTTGCTAGAGCCACTGTACGATCTCGTTTTGCCTGTTTATACGCTAACTCCGCTTTCTTTTTTTCGAGTTCTGCCTCACTGGCCGCTACTGCAGCATCGTATTGTTTCTGACTGATCAAACGGGCATCTAACTTTTGTTTTAATGTGCGTTCCTCTTCGCTTTGCTTCTTTTCAAATTGTTGTAAGGACTTTTGCTCCTTAGCAGCCATTAAATTTGAATATTCCTGATAAACGTTTAGCGCTGCGCCGGTAGCCGCTTTGATCAACTCAAATTTATGGCCGGCTTGATCAAGGTTATTTAATGTCTCAACCCATTGGCTGGCCGTCATCCCGAAAATGTCAACATTTGCGGTTGCATCTCCAAGTGTATATTCGCCAGAATCTTTTCCCTCAACATTGTCCTTTGCCGCTTTAAGTTCGCGTAATTTCAGAACAAGCTGATCCATCAAAGCCTGCATTTTTGCAGTCTCCTCCGGGGTAAGCAGGGATAAATCAAAACCTTCAAACTGGCCGTTTTCGGTAATAAATTTTAATGCGTTTATTACTTCCTTTACGTGTGCTTCCTCCGCCTCCAGATCTTCCTGACGGTGTTTTTCTTTTAACTTTTCGCGAGCGTTTAAATTATCGCCAATAGCGTTGAGTTCTTCCTGATGACGAACCTCACGCACTGCAGCCTCTTTTTTATAGGCTTCTTCCATCAAATCGATATCATCCTGATATCCACGTTCTATGATAGCGCCTTTGTCGAATTGAAATTTCTCTTCCTGTAGTTTTAATTGACGGCGAATACTGCCATTAATAGCAATTTGTTCTTCAGACAAATTGCCCTCAGTTACTAATTGAGCTTTTAGCTCTTCTGTTTTTTGCCTATGGTTCTCCTCAAGAAGTTCCATTTCCCGCTGAAAATCATCTTCTATCAAACTGATCTTCGTTTCGTTTTCCTGACCCTTTAATTTTAAAAGGTCATCTGCGAGCCGTTTGGCTTCACGTTCCTGTTCCTTCCGCCGCGCTTTTGCATCTTTTGCTGCCTGCTTCGCTGCCTCTTCAGCTGCTTTTGCTTTATCGAGATTGCCGGGATCAAAACCTGGAGCATTAGGATCTTCAGGAGTTTCAAAGTTGAGCAGATCTGTATATTCAACAGGATTTGGATTCTGATTAGGTCCTACCGGATTATTATAAGCTTCCCAAGCCTTTGCAGCTGCCTCAGCTTCCCGTCGTAGAACATCTATACGTTCTTCTCGTATAGAATTACCCCTTCTTATCTTTTCTTCTTCAGGATCTAAGCCTTGTGTCATTTGCCCCAAACGAATCACGATCTCATCCCAAGTACTCAAGAAACTTTCTGCGTTTGCATTTTCAGCTTCTAGTAACTCCTGAGTTTTGTTTTTAATTTTATCGGTTAGATATTGCGTTTCGGCTTGTCTTTTTAACCCATCTACATAATTGTCTAGCGCAATTTTACCCCGCTTAAGAGCAGCTGTACTTAAATCTAAATTCTTATTGTAATTAGGAACGATTTTGTTGAGTTCTTTCATTGCAGAAACGCGTAATTCTTCTGCTAAAGCTTCATCTTCTGCTACACGACGCAGCGCATCTATTTTTGCACGTAAAGAACCGGCCTCTTCAGAACCTTTGTTCATAGCACGGTTTAAAACCTCTGTACTACTCGTTAAATGGTCGGTTTCATCCCTGAAGGCATAATAAGCAACTGCAGCAGCTGTGACTAAAGAAATCACTAGGCCCCACGGTGTGGTTCTCATCGTTGTGGCTAATGCTCGCAAGGCCAGCCGTGCCGCATTTATATTACCGGTTAACAGCGCAGTAACACCTGTGTAAACTATTGTAGCTGCTATACTGGCTTCGGTGGCGATTAATTTAGCTTTCTGAGCGAGATTATAAAGAATGGTGCCTTGAGTGGCGCGACCTTCCCAAAGCGTTACCAGTTTAAGCCAGGCGGTATTGGTTATCAATGCTGCAGTAACTACAGCAATGATCTTTGCAAGGAACACTAGTTGTTCTCTCCAACGTCTACCGGAACCGGTAACATCTTCGGTAGCACCCAGAAGTAGTGCTAACCAATTTACCAAGGTAGAAAGGCCGTTTACTAAAGTTTCTGAAAGAAATACTCCGTTAAGAACCTTTTTCAATTTGTCTAAAGTTGCCGCAAAGTTGTTGTTTTTGATGTTATACTCGTCAATCAATGAGGTCCCCTCAGCCATAGCCTGATTGGAAAGCTCCAATCTCTCACGAAATAACTCGGTATTGTTAGACATTGCCCCCAGAACCTTATTCGCTCCGTCTGCATTCACCTTAAGATAATCTAGCGTTTGTGCAGTTTCTGTAGCATTCATCCCTTTCATTCCTTTAGCGAATTGAATCATAAATTCTAAAGGATTGGTGTTGATCAGTTTGGTCACTTCTTCTGCAGAAATGCCCATCACGATGCCAAACTTCTCTGTTTCGGTAGATGCTTGCTTTAAAAATATGTTATAGGCACGTGCGGCAATCTCCGCCTCTATGCCCGACTCTTCGAATGCTGCACCTAATGCCAGAGCTTCAGCAACGGTAGGTTTGAGCGCTTCAGGAAGCGAACCTACACGGGTAGCAAAATTGGCGATGTTGATCTCTGTAGCCACACCATCTGCACCCAATTCATTGATTGCAGATCCTATGGCGTTATACGCTTCATCTACACCGAGATCTTTGGTTTCTTTAAACAGCAATTTCAGTTTACCCAATTTACTTGCGGTTTCCTCAACACCACCCGGAAAAGAGTCTCCAAGGGCAACAACAGCCTTATTCATTACCTCTACAAAAGCGCCAATCTCTTCTTTGGCGATACCAATACGCCCTCCCTCCTCTGCAATTTTTAACAGGTTAATACGGTTGGTTCTGGTCTGGAGCAGTCCAAAAGATTTGGCGAGATCTTCAACTTCGGTTTTGGCTAATCCGGTAGTTTTTTGAACATCAGAAATGGCATCAGCCATTTTACCATTGAAGTCAATAAACTGCTGAATTTTGAAAACAACACCAGTAAGGACCGCAATAAAAGAAACCGCTAATGCGGAATATTTATTGAACCCATCGGCCAAAGATGAAAGTCCGGATTTTGCGCCCCTGGCTTTACCTCTCAAGACAGATAAGCGCTGATTGACTTCTGCAATTTGCTTTTCATAATCTAAATAAGCTTTGGTACCGGGAGTAGAATTGCTCCAGGCAACCCGCAGGGCTTTCAATTTACGTGTAAGCTGAGTAATAGAAAGATTCGTTACTCCAATCTCCTGCTCCAGCTTATTCATCCGAGTGTAATTCTTCTGAAGCTCTGTAGTATTATGAGCTATTTCAGCAGAAAGTTCTTTATAGCGCGCTGTATTTTGTTTGCCCTGGCGCTCGAGCTTACGCTGCTCGGTGCGGTTTTTTTGATTGGCAGTAAGAAGTTTCCGGTTTGCCTTCTCAAGATCTAGCAATTCTTTCTGAGCCTCATTACCATTGATAATGATGCTGAAGCGCATTTCTTCGTCAACTATACGTTTTGCCATTAGACTTTCAATTGAAAGTGTAATGGTAGCAAGAGTGCTTTATTTAATCTGTGACAGGCGCGAAGGTGTCGTCTAGCAAGGCAGTAGCATAGCGATCGTCATCAACAAGGGTAAGCTGATTATTCTGAAGAGACCACAGGGAACCGGCTTCTACAAATTCACCTTCCGGTGTTGTAAGATCTTCTGAGTTGCGGTAGTGATTTTCCATATTTGGTATACCCGCCTTCGGGTTGTCCAATAAATCCTAATAGCATAGGAGGTACCACCGGATTGATTACCGATGAACCTAGGAAGGCGGGATTTGGTTACCAAATCAAGCCTATGCTATTATTTTTAAATTTATTGGACGTGGTAAATGTAGGGAAAAAAGGGGATTACAGTACTTGACCGTCTTGCTTTTTCATCTCAGCCTTCACCTGCTCGGTAAAGCCAAATGAAATGCCCCTTACAATATTATTAGCGTGCCCGTACATAATCTTATTGTGTACCGGGTAGTTACGCTTTTTGATTTTACCGGCACGAGTCTCCAGGGTTTTCATATCTACAAAACGATGCTTAGGCAAATGCTTTTCTTCAAGCGTGGTGCCCTTAACCTCAAAGCTTCGGTTATTTTTCCAATCGCTGTTGTTGAATCTGGAAAAGATTTTGTCTTGCTCTGCAGTGATCTCTTTTGCTTCTTCCTGCAGTACCTTTGCTATGAAACGCTTTTCTAAACCATCTTCAGAAACCGCACGTTTTTCAAATATGTTCATAGCTTCAATTTTCCTGCGTGAAATAGAATGTAGAGTGCGCTACGCAACGTAAGGTCTGATCGTCTGAGATAATCAACTTCCTTTTGCTCTAGCCCTAGCAATCTAAAGCTGCTTCTGGTATTCAGAATTTCTAAAGCTGCAGCTATAAGCTCTGCCTCCTGAGCATTCTTTTCTTCGTCTGAGATTAATTGTTGTTTGAGATTTTTTGCCATATTATAAAAATACGTGTTTTTCTCGTGATATTCTAAAAATCTGACTTCATTTGAAATAAAATCATCCAACCGTTACAGCTGCTGAAGTATTTCACCGGCTCAATACTTATAGAGCTGATCTCAAGAAAACTCATCAAACCGCAATTGCCTTGGTGTGCCTCATAATCTGTAACCATAATATCGCGAACTTCTTTTGCTACAGCTTGCGTACGTGTGAAAAGGTCTAACCATTTAGCATGATCACTAGTTACAGAGTAATCTGTTTTCTCCAGAACCATAAAGCCCATCATATCCCGATCCTGATGCATATCGTCACGACCTACCACTCGAAGTTCAGGAATGCCGGCGTACAACATAATCTTATCTACTGCAGTTGAGCGCTGACTTAAATCCTTACTAATATCATCATTATCAACCAAAACCCTATGAAAGTTAATAGCATCAATGCGATTGCGCAGCGACTCGATATAGGTCTCCAGTTCTGGTATTAATATCATTTTTTAGCTTGTTTTTCGCGCGCCTCATTATCGAGATCCCGCTTTTTAATATCATACATTCTTAAGATGATGGTCCAAAACGGCGCCTGCTCTACCTCGTTTAGATTTCCAAAGGCTGAAGTTTCGGCCAACATAAAAGCGGTACTTTTCATCCCGATTCCCGGAATACGGGATTTGAATTTATCTTTTGGCTCGATGTATAGAATAGAAAGGTCCAGCTCGCGCCCTTCCCAATACACTGTAGCTGTTGCCAAATACTCCTGAAAGCTGGCAAAGAATAAATAAAAACCAAAGATCTTACCCCAATAGATCTTCCGGGCTATTTTGGTGCGGCGCTCCACTCCTTTTTTGTCATAACCACTTACAAGCTTTGTTTTTCTGCCTTGGTAAAAGATCGCCCATAGATTGCATAACAGCTGCTGTGATGGTTCTCGATTGTAGGTGGCAAAAATATTAAGTGCATCAACGTATTGACCAAAGGTGATATCCTCCATATGATCACCGGGACCGTAAAATGTCTGGAACTTATGACGAACTTCCGGAATTGGATTGTGTACATATTCCTGGCGTATGACAATGGGATTTGATTCTTTCTCCCGTGGTTGAAAAAAAGAATCTAAGTACGTGCTGATCTGGTAAATATTTCCGGGCTTTCGAGTCTCTAGATCCTCATCTTTATTTTCTTCAGTGCGCTTCAAATTCAGCAAACGATACACTGCTAAATAGCGAAGCTCTTCATAGCTTATTGAACCATTCAGGTACCTGAAGAACAAATCTGCCATTTCAGCAAATTGCCTGGGATCACAATACGCGAGATGCTGCGGCATATCCCATTTGATACCGCGCTCCGGTATTTCTATTAAATGATATCCTTCTGCTACTTCCATCGTAAATCATACGTTAGTCGCTGATTGCAAGCGCGCATTTGCTTTCCGAATTTCAACTGAATATCATTGAATACTTTCAAATTACTCACACCCTTTCGAGGAATGAATTCGCTAAGGCTGCCAATTCTATACGCTTTCATCATATAAGCATCTACGTCTGCACGAAGTTGCTTACGCTCTGCTGAAATATCAACGTACGCATCACTTAATTTACGATTGATACGATCTAGCTTTGATGGGAAGATCCTCCGGAACTGCAGCTGCAGAAAAATAAATAGTTGTTTCATTATATAGTGATTAGGTAGTTACAAAATTGTCGTCGTCATTGAAGAGACGAAAGCCATCTTCTTCTTCATCCTGATACGGATCTGGTACCGGAGGATATAATGCAGTTACCAGACTTTCGATTTCTGAAAGGGCCGCCATTGCGTCCTGCTTGAATAAGCTGCTGGCGTGTTGTGATTGAAGACCTTCAGGAACCTTTGAAGCTCGGGTAGTCTCTCGTTCACTGGTGTAGCGCTGCAAAATACCTTCTGGCAAGAGATTTACCGCGAGCCTAGGCATCGCCCAATGCAGCGACCAATACACGCAGAATTCTTTTACCAGATCATAGATTTGAAAATAAATTTTCTTTTGCTCTGCAGTCGGAGTTTCTCCAAATGAAATTGGTAACAGAACCGGGAGCTCTTCACCTGCAGCAGGACCTTCTAAATGTGCTTTTTCTATCTCATTATAGAGATTTACTCCCAATACTGGTTTGAGATGTCTTTTTTGAGCCTGGCGAAAGCCGGGACCTAACTTCACAAGAATTAATCTCGAGTGAATTGAAAAATACTCTTCAAAGTCTGCAGTTGTACTTACAAAGTATTTTTTGACCTCCTTATATTCCAGAGTTTCTTTGAATGCTGAATCATCAAAAAGATATTCGAGCAGTTGATCAACTGCACGGTAATACTTGCGCTCGTTCGCTTCGTTATTCGCGTCTATCATCCATTGAAAAGGTCGAGCCTCATTATCATCGGTTCGCATCATACGCCCTTGATTCGTATGCTGCAGATCCTTAGACGGTGCAAGAAGCCTATAGGTATTCATTGCAACCGGATAACGCATCAAATGCAGCTGCTCATTTTCTTCAGCTGTGCGGTTTTCTTTTTCAAAAAGAGTTATCCAGCGATCGTAAGTCGCTTGGCCAATTAGCGTGATGATTTCACGCGTCGCACTGGTAAGATCACTCTTAACCGAAGTGAAATTTATATCTGCATCGACAAAGCCCAGGATCTCGCGAAATTCCTGACTAAAAGTTTCTGAAGTGAATAGTAGTTTCATATTAAGCTAGGTTTTTATGTCGATCCTTTTGGGTTTTATCTTCCTCACGCTTTCCGGCTTCGTGATAGAAGCCCATTTTTATATCCTTCTTAGGGAAATTTGCCCGAAGTGCATAGTTTATAGGCTTCATTACGGTCATTTCGGGAATATCAACACCGGTTAACAAATAGTTCTGAAGTGCGTACAGCTGCTCAGAACCGCTATCGCTTTTACCGGCTTCGCTTACGTTTGCCAGGGCACTGTGAATTGAGATATTAGCAGACAGCGCGTAGTTAGCGTGCTTGCTGATGCTGAGCTGTGATTCAATGAAGTCCTTGACTTTTTGATCAAGTACATTAATTTCCCAACCTTGTTCAATTAATGTGGTTCCTTCTGAATTCAGCACTTTTTCAGTATGAAAGAATTTACCGGTGTTTTCATCACTGGCCAAAGTCGAAGATATTCTCCGGAGAAAGTCTCGCTTATAGTCTTCGAGCATTTTCTCTTTGTAGATCTTTCCTTCATCCTGGCACTTGCGCTCTAGTGATTCTTTCTTACGATCCCAATATTCAGCTGGAGACTGAATGTGATACTTGATATTCATACTGTTTTTGCTGAGTGCTTTCAGTATAAGGGGTATTGCTGTGGATCTTCTTAACCACTCTAGAGAACCGTATAGCTTTGGTATCGCGTAGTATTCAGAACAAAATGTATAGAGACTCGAGTAAAAAACTGAAGTCTTAGCAGCAAATGGATTCTTGAAGTTAAATAAGGGGTAGACTTCATAGTCCAGGGCACTGATGCTATTAAGTCCAAAATCTGTAATTACGGCGTGGGTAGGCTTAGGCCTGTGTTTTGTGATTGTTGATTGTGCAGAAGCTGTACGGCACTCGTGAGGCATAAGATGCTCGAGCTCTGCTATGAACTTACGACCCAGACGTGCACCACGTGCAAGCTTATACTTACTAAAGCTACCTTCTATATGATTGAAATCAGTAAGGTTGCGCAGCAGGTAATCCTTATAATCCCAATCGTTAAGCCAGCTCTGTATATCCTTATCGTATAGCCATTTCTTAACCGGTACATTGTCCTCAATCTCTTCTGTGTAGAGCATAGGACCACGCCCCCAATCGAGCTGTGTCTTCTTAGCTAACAGTCCAGGTGCAGCGTTATTCTCATACACCGCCTTTTGTATGACTGAGGGCAGGTCATTGTTATTCCCATAGGGGTGAATGTTCCACCCACCAATGTGATTAACTGATTGTGCCCAGTCTAAATCATTTTTGCGCTCTCGTTGCTCGTCAAAGTCCCGGGGGTTATCCGTCACTTCAAATGTGAAGCTGACATCATCTGCACATACGATCGCATTACGTTGATGAAACTCTATTGATTCCCGCATAGTAGCATTTCGTTGTATTTCATTAATAATGGGAGATAGAAGAAGCCGGGCTTGCCGGTGTCTGCATCTGTGAAAGCTATAAGAGATTGACTCTTGATTCCCTTAGAGCGGCTGTAACCTGTACGCAACAGGGCACGCTGCACCTTCTTTAATCCATCACTGGTTGCGTCTGTCTCGTTGCACGAGATGTATTCAAAGGAGAATGGAATGTTAGCCTTGGTTGACTCTCGCATCCTGTCTAGTGCCTTGTAGGCTTTGAGTAGTGACATCTGTTAAGCTTTGATACAATAGTAGTAATATCGAACGCCTGCGGCTGTGACAACTGGTTGAGGCTAGCAAAAACAAGGGCTGAGAGAGGGCGCGCGCCTGCCCTGCCGTCATATATCTGCAAAAATGCACCCCTGCACGTGCAATACAGGAAACTAGCGGGGCGTGTCGAAAAGAGTATCAAATATTTTCTAAAAAAATATTTTGGGTTTAAAGGCTCAAAAACAGTCTTTTAGGCTTAGAGCTTTTTAAAATGCGAACTGAACACGGTCAAAATTTTAGCAAACATTAAAAAACGAAGAAAAAAGACAAAGCACCTTAAAATACATCATAAAAACACGTGATTTTCTCGTGTTTTATTCGTATATTTAAGTATAATTAATAACAAAAATTATATTTTATGAGTACTACAAAAACAGCCGACAAGGCACAGACAGCAAAGGTTAACAGTAAAAACAACCTTAAAAAAGTGGAGAATCCAAAACCACAGGAAACCAAAAGCACGGAAACAATTAACCAACTGATAAACCCGACCGCAGAGGGCAGAATTAAGCGCATGGAAAATTTTAAAATTCTATCAAAGAAGTACAATTTTTTACAAAACAAGGCGGAAGAGTTACACCGCTTCGAGATTAGCCAGGACGGAACCAAAGAAAAGTTAACGCTCTCTAATGCTAGCGGATTTCAAATTGAGGTATCTAATACGCAAGTCGTTGAAAAAGTTGTCGAGTTACTTAAAGCCGAGTTAAGCACTTTTCTAGCGCACAGCGAAAAGGAAATCCTAAACTACACGATTTAAAATGAAGTTAAACAAAAACCCTCGCAGCTTTGGACGGGTGCGAGGGTTTTAAAAATGTAAATATCATGAGTACTACCACACAAAATCTACAAGGCGAAGTTAATAAATTTCAGACTTCAAGCATTGTAAAAAATATACTTCACGAAAAGGGATTTTCTTTTCTTTTCAATTGGGCAGATTACGAGTTCTACAAAAACCAATGCAAGAACGCATTTAATAAGGCGTACAGCATAGCCGAGAAATTTCTAGAGCAAGCAGAGCAGGACAGCGATTTTAACCAATACCCTTTTTAATATGACCTTAGAATCACTTTACAACATTGCAAAAATTAAGGTTTCATATATACCAAACGCCCTAAAAGCAGAACGGCACAAGGTGACAGGATCTCACGCAGCCTTTGAGGTTTTAAAAGTTGCCTTTAATGAAGAAATGCACCTTTTCGAGAGTTTCAAAGTATTGCTTCTTAATAATTCTAATGATGTATTAGGCATTTATACTGCATCTAATGGCGGTATGACAGGCACTTTAGTTGATGTGCGGTTAATATTATCGCGCGCACTGGTAGCGAACGCAACCGCCATGATTTTGGCGCACAACCACCCGAGCGGAACACTAAAACCAAGCCAAGCAGACAAAGACATAACCGCCAAAATTAAAAAAGCGGCTGAATATCTTGACATCAAAGTGCTTGACCATTTAATCGTTACGGCAGAAGGTTTTCACAGCTTCGCCGATAACGGACAAATTTAAAACCTATCGTAAAAGAATACCCAATGGAGCGATTTTTATAAAAAAATCGCCCTTCGGGCGATGTGCAGTCTCCCCTCCATAAGTCAATGGCTATTGACTTATTTCCAAAACAAAAATAAAATGATGAAAAATAGACACCTACCCACGCAAATGCGTGAGTTTAATAATGCGTTTACAGGACTTGTAAGACGCTACGAACCCTCAAGAGTATTCGATGACCTATTAAGTATTATTGTGTGCTGTATGGCGCGAAAAACGCAGGAAGAATGGTATTTTGAAGTAATAAACCGCTACGAAAAGAAAGAATTAGACAGCTTCGTAAAGATGTTAGGCCATTTGATGATCATTTATGATAATTGCATAACAACAGGCAGCTGGTACGATCCGCTTGGTACTTTTTATGAGGAGCTAGCAAGCAACTCAAAAAAGAGCGGATTTGGACAGTTTTTCACACCGCCGGCACTCTGTGACCTGATGGCTCAATTGACACTGGAGAAGGATCAGTGGGGCAAAGAAATAAACGAACCTTGCAGCGGTAGCGGGCGGGCTATTCTAGCAGCGAACCAACACGCGCCCGGAAATTATTACATTGCCCAGGACATTGACCCCGTGTGCGCAAAAATGACGGCTATTAATATGTGCTTTCACCACATACGAGGCGAAGTACATTGTATGGATGTTATTGCAATGAGTAAACCCCGCTTTAGCCTATCTATCAACTACGACTGGCATAAGCACAAAACACCGCTTATCCTTAAAATTGAAAACCCGTCTTAGTGACGGGTTTTATCTTTTGGTTCCTCTGAATTTTCCCAGGAACCAAAAATTAATTTTTTTCGGTACTCTTGATCTTTTAGTTTTCTAAATAAATCAAAAGTGCTTTCTACCGAACCGCCTGAAGAATCGATGCCATACAATACTCCATCGTGAATAGAAAAACCATTCCCCAGATCCTGATCCGGTACCGGTGAATTTCCCCTTAATTCTTTTTCAGGATCTGATTGCTCAGGCATAGCGATCTTAGAACCATTGGCCATTGTTAGATATTTTTTAATCATGGCTTTAATTTACTTAATGCTAATGAAAGTTTTCTTACCTCTTTTGCTGCCTCTGCACCAGCGCAAGCCATACAAGGTTTTAATAAAACAGGCTTTCTTACAGAATGAATGTCAATGTTATTCTCACTCATCCTTAAAATATTTAGTAGGGGTTATCCACACGTGAGGCACTTCGCTTTCTTTGACTTCCTGCCACTCACAGAATGCAAATGGCCTACCCTCATAACACATCATAGAGATACGCTGATTATGCTTGAGCTCTTCTACTTTTTCAAAGTCTTCCCGCTCAGGATCACGATCTAGCATTAATTTTAAAACGTGATACAACGCCTGCTTTTTTGCACCATCTAAAATGGATTCAAAAACATCATCTGGCCAACCTTTGCTATTCTGAAGAAATTTGTTCAGATTTTCAATTAGAGCTTTGTATGAAGGATTATTCTTGTCCACAAATACTCGAGGTGGAGCATACCAATTTGGATTTGCCGTAGGCAGATTAATAGGTTCCTCAGTCCAGGCATCAGGGAACTTAACTCCAAACTTATAATCTGGGTAAATTTTTACTTCTGGCTTTTTACTCATTTTCAAAATATTTTACATCCGGATTAAAAACCGCTTTAAACTCAAAGCCTTCGCCCATATCAAAAGAGATCATTCCCAGCGTCTGACCTTTATAAACTAGCAGATACTTCATTGGGAAATCTACGTGATGTAACCGCTGCACTTCTTTATACGAGATCTCCTTATCTCCTGAAACTTGTTCCAATACCTGAAATTCCAGTTTACGCTGCTGACCTTCAATGATCATATGCGTAACACTTATGGGTTCTTGTTTTTTACAATATTCTAGCCAGGACTCTTGTACTTTATTAAGATCGATTTTTGTTAGTTTAATAGGATAAGGATCAGGTTCCGGAAATTTTCTGGGTTTACCCAATACTTCAGCATTGGATCGCATTGGGATGACAAAATCTTTAACCTTACTCTTCCAGCCCATCAATCAAATCTTTATAAAATTCGTAAAATCGCTTTTCCTGAGCAATACGCTCATTATTGTATTCGTGAATTTCTTCCTGAGGGGTGTTTTTCCATCCCTGAAAATTCAACTGAAAAAAATTGTCGAAGAACATTGTAGTGGCATCGGAGTAAACTTGATATCCTTCAGAAAAATTAGTATACTCCGGTCGCTTTCCGATTATTCGATCAACTTCAGACCTATATTGGTTCTTAGCCTGTTCCCGCGTCATCCTACCACCTTTAAATTGGACGGGATAAGAAACTCCGTCTCCTTGATGAACTTTAAGGTAATATTCACGCATATCCTGTGAGGGAATCTGTTCCCTCCCATTAGGGCCTTGAGTTAAGGCACGATTACTAATAAACAGCTTAAAATCGTCCTGCAGTACTTCCGGGATCTGATCCATGTAAACGGATCCAGACTCCAGTGCAAGTTCTTTAAGTCGCCCAAAAAGTTCAGACACAGTTAGGTTCGTTTTTTTCATAATTCACGGAATTTCAATTATATAAAAGTAGGTAATGATTAAAATACATTCAACATATTAAAAGTATATTTACTGAAAACCAAAACAATTATGAGTAGAAAATTTTGGATTCTGATAGGTGTATCAATAATAGTTATTGTTCTAATTCTAACCTTTAATTGGTGGTATTTAAATGATATACCACTGGAATCTAGAGGTGTTTATGGAGATATGTATGGCTTCTCAAACACTCTCTTCTCAGGTTTAGCCTTTGTAGGAGTAATTGCTGCAATACTAATACAAAGTGAAGAGTTGAAATTACAGCGAAATGAGCTTAAAGCAACTCGAGCTGAATTTGAACAACAGAATGCTACATTAAAAAAGCAGTCATTTGAAAATACACTTTTTAATCTGATTGACAATTCTCACAAAACCCTAGAACGTATTACAATCTTGGAATCCAAATTAAATGCTAGATCCTATATTTCAGATATTACGGCTGATATGCTGAATAAGTTTAATAGCCTAAATCAAGGCTACAATTCACCTATGTCTACTAATGAAGAAAAAAGGTCTATTTCTGAATTCCATCGAATCCATCGAAACACTTTCGAAAAATTCAAAAAATCATCTATTTCACTTTCACCTTGGATAAAAAATATTAGCTCTGTGGTTGAATTAATTCAACAAGCAGAAATTCTTCATAATGAGCGGTTAATGTATGAAAGAATCTTTTGGAACCAATTTTCAGATAATGAAATAAAACTCCTTGTGGCCTATTTAAATTTTAATGTTTTATATAAATCAAAAAGTAAGGATGTTCTCGAAAAATCTATTCTTAATGATTTAAGTATAGATATACTTAGAGGAAATCAAATTATTTATTTCAACCAACAATCACAGGATCATTAAATGTCTGCGTCGAGCTCCTGTTGGCGATCTTGACATAGCTTTTGCGATACATCAAGTATTTAAAGGCGTCGCTCATATTGGTAGAGTACATCGGGAGTTTTGAAAGCGGCAACTTTTCTGAAGTTTTATCTTTCTGCAGGATATTGGCACCGGTGGCCGTGCGCTTCATTTTGATCTTCGCCAGGCGTATGCTGCTGATGAGCTGCATACATTGAAACTTATCGATCTTGAGCTTTGGCATACGCGTCCAGTGCTCCCCCATAAAGCCTTTCATAAAACGAAACTCCTGATCGTGGGTAATATTTGCCTGATTTCGTGACATTAGATTCACACGCCAGCCGGTACTCACGCCGTCGTATTTCTCTATATGGTCCTTAATTTCCCCAGCCCAATCACGTCCTTGTTTCTGGTACTGGTTCCCACTACGGTCGTAATAAAGATCCAAAACTTTATACTGATGGTCCTCAAAAAAGTCGATGAACTTTTTAGCCAGCTCCTTACTACTCTCCGGAGCCAGGGTAAACATATTCTTCAGTAGGTAATAATAGTTCCCTCTAGGCTGGCCAATTACCAGGCTACACATATCTCCAAAGTCAAGCCCGGCATCTAATGCCTTTTTCCGATCGAGGTATTTTAGCGATAAACAGGATTCTTTCTTTTCATCAAGAATACCAAACTTATCGTAATAATCATTAAGACCATCATCATACAAATGATGCTCTCCAAAGTTTCCATAGAATTTCTCCCCTTTTTTAACATCCGGTTTCAGAGATAGAATACTGCTTTTAAAGGCTTCGATACCGTCACTCTCGAGAACGTCTTTAAAATAACCTACCTGAAGAATGTCTGCGTTCGCAAAGCTGCTCACCATATAGAAAAAAGAAAGATCCTTACGAGCTCTCGCCCATCGCTCTACCCATCGCTCAAGATTCTTTTTATGTAGATTGGCTTTTTTATAATCGCCTTTATTAAAGGCTTCATAGTATTCTTTGCGGATATCACTCACCACACAACCACAACGTAGGGCGAGTATGATCTGATCTTTATCCATCAGATCTGCACGCTCTAAGATCCAGTCAAACTCGCCTTCTACCACGTTAGGCATATCTGTTGTAAACGTGGTACCGCGATAATAGGTAGATCCTGATACCTCGGGAAACCCACGCCTTGCCGGCATTAGTTTCTTAAGCTTATCCGGATTGAAAAACTTTACTTCATCCCCAAATACGTGCTGAAAACTATCACCGGCAAGGTTGGCGATACGGTCCAAACTACCTAATTTGAAGATACAGCCGTTAAACAGACTAATCGTATGCTTGTATTGTACAACCGGCTTGTAGGGCTTTTTAAAATGCTCTGGTGGGCGCTTGTCAGTCACGTAGTGTACATCTTCGATCCATCCTTTTCGCTCCCGCCAACCTTCTATGATACCAGGAACGATCTTATCAAGCGCGTTAAAGTAGGTATCACTCACCATTGCAAATTGCGCACGAGGCATATCGTACGATACATCCTGTGTACGCTCTGCCTGTATATCAGTAGATTTTGCAGTACCACGGCCACCTATAAAAAAAAGGTTTTTAGGGGATATTAAATCAATAGACTGTTTTACCCAACTACCGTAACGGCCTTCTACATTGTCATTAAGTGGAACGTGGGTCTTCACCGACATCTATAAATAATTTGGGGTTATCAATCAAAGCTTCCCGCTTGGCCATCAAACGTTCTTTTTCGGTAAGTGCCGGCAGTTCATCTATAAACTTGGCCAGGTCATACCTGTTAATTGTGGGTAGTCCCAAAAATTCAGGACTCAAAGAATACATTTTAAACGGTTTGCTGAGTAATTCCTCAGGAAAAGGAACAGGATCCGGTTCATCCAATCGCAGTACTTTGGCCAGAGAAAGCAAACTCTTATTACTACGCTCCATATCCTGGACCGTCATTGCCATCGTACGCATTACACTTATATTTTTGTACATAGACTCTGCTATAATACCACGCCATGCATCTCTGGAGAGTTGCTTGTCTGCGTGAAAATATTCCATCGCAGTATCGTGATACTTCGCTGCCATATAATGGCTGAGACCGTCAAATTTGGTAAGGTGTTTTATGATGGCATCCCGGGAACCGTACTGATCAAAGCGTACGTGCATACCCCGTACTTTTTCCATCATTTCTACAAACTCCACAATCTCCGGAGGGGCTTTGCTAAAATCCCCGTGATCGCGAAACTCAATGATGTGCTCCAGTTCTATATCCTCAATGCGCATAGCTTTCTTATTTCAGAAATAAAATGCGGTCCTTGGCCGCTTGAAAATCTTTCTCTTTTCGTTTGTTATCAAAAATCTGTACTGCAGTAATGTTTCCACCTTCTGCGTTATCGCGTAAGCTTTGCGTAATGGTGTTTTCACTCTCCAGGCGACCGACTAAAAAACGTTTCCGGATCTCGCTATGCTCCCGGTCATATTCCGCTTGAAATTCCTCTGGATCCTGCAACAGAATAACCGCAATTTCACTTAGGGTAAAATTGTTAGCTGCACAATGGGTTATTTTCTCGTAATCTTCTTCGTATAGATTCATAACTTATCAATAAGATCAGATAGCAGTAACGCACCGAACAGAATCACCCAAAACAGTAACCAAAAGAGATTATCACCGATATCAATTTTATTTTTACTCATAACTTTTAACTTCTTACTGATTCACCGGCACCAGTTTTCCGGCTACCGTCTTATACCTAATTTCGGTTTGCGCGAAAAGCTCTTTTCTAAATTCAAAGAGTCCGCGGCTTTCTGCGAAAGTGTATTGCTCATACTTCGCGTTTTCGCTCCAGTTCCCGGAGCCTTCTACTACAAAATGATGTGCTGCAGTTCTGGCCAAAGCGACTTTGGCGTGGATCCAGCCAAACAACACTTCTACATTTCCCCTGGTACTTTGCATGGCTAACAAGTTGTCAATGGTCTGGGGGTTCCGCTTGATCATACTATCGCTGATTAAAAGCGTCACCCGGGCGATCATTCCGCTGTCGTGCATTTCCATTAAAGCCTCAATAACACGCCGGCTAATGCTATACGTGGTCGCATACAAATGCTCAATGTGAAAGGGCTTCGCAATGAAAGGGATGAACGTAAACGCATTAAATGAGGCTGCACTTTGCAAGAAGATGAACTCATCTTTTGTGGGCAGCCGGCACAGATCCTGCTCGAGACTCTCGAGCTTTTTAAAATGCGTTGCCAGGTACTTAGATCGATAAGGCAAGGAGGCTTTCACCTGGGCTACTTCCTCCTTGCGCTTATTTAAATCAAAAAGACTACCCATTAATTGCCGATTGGTAACGGTCTTCTGCAGGCAGCTCCATACGCTCCTCTACAAGAGCGAGCTCTTTTTCCCAGGTTCTGATTTTGATTACTGCAGCTGCTCGAGCTTCAGCTTCCATACCTTCAAGTTTTTTACTCTCACGGCCTATGTAATTCTTCAGATTCCCACGGCGTGTTGCCAGATACGTAGCTTTGTAGTCGTTTACTTTTTTATCAAGCATACGCTCCTCAAAAATGGGATGCTTTCCCAAAACTTCTTTGTGCTCCTGGTAGTAGTCCAGCTCTTCGGTCCCCTCTAGGTTCAATTCAAAATTTTCAACCGCCTTAATTGCCAGGTTAAAAATTTCTTCTTTAGACATTGGTTCCTCAACTGGTGGAGTATCATCTCCTGAAGGAATTATTTTTTTAAATAATTCTTCCCGAGCTGCAAGCATCTGGAAGTATGCCCGGCCATTTATCCCTACAAGGGTGTAGAACTCTTCCGGAGTCTCCTCCTCATTCAAGAACGGATAGCGCTCACGGAGTTTGATATCCTTTTTTACTTCATCCGGAGCCAACTCAAAAACATTCTCCAGCGTTACGCTATCGCCTGTTTTTTTCACGTTTTCAGCTTCTTTTGTTTCGTTTTTGGAATCTTCTGTACCACTTTGAGCAACTTGTTGGTCAGCAGCTTGCTGCGATTCTTTAGAGTCCTGGTCAGTTCCCCCTTGGGGGGCGGAGGGGGATCTCAAATCTGCATTACTAATCCCGTAAACCTGCTTAATATCGTATTCTAAACTTTTTAAGTTTGTAGCCGAAAAGCCTGCACGGTTGTAATATCGGTGCTGCTGTGGGGCTTTCATACCGCCAAGAAGTGGCAATAATTCGTTAAATCTCAAACCACGCTTCGTCTCTTTCTGAAGCAGCTTGATTGCATCTTTTTTTGTTGTCATAATACCGGTGTTATTTGAATTCTACAGCAAATAACAAATTGCACTTGCAAAAGGTTGTGACAAACAAAAACCACGCTCCATTACAGAGCGTGGTTTTCTAACTAACCAACCAAAAAAAAGAAATTATCTTCTGGCCACCTCTCTAAAAAAGAGTGTGGTACCATCGTCAAATACTTGTAAGTCTAAAGTTGCATCTGCAAGGGCGGTCCAGTCTACTCCTTGCACCAGCTGTACGGTACCGGCAGTTGCTACACCGTTGCTTAACGTAGCCGGACTTGCACCGCCGCCACCTACTAAGGTCACGATATCACCGTGCTCTTTGTCTGTGGATGCCACATCAATAGCATCTGCAGCTGCAGATGATGGTAATTGATAAATTTCGCCGTTAGCATCAGTGATATCAAGATCAAAGTCTGCAGCTACGTAAGGAGCTTCTAAGGTGATCGCCCCTTCATACGTTGCAGGCACATCGCTTGTTTTCTGAATACTTTCAAATGTAAACGTGAAGCCTGTTTTTTCGTTATCTGCGATAAATGAACCCTTCATTTTTAAAGGTGCACAAGGCGTCCCATACACTTCCTTACCGGTAGCATTATTACAACCGCTCCAAATCGCAAGGAAACCACGGCCTAAGTTGTTTTGAAAAAACTCTTTAGCCTCCAGTTGATTTCCTGGGTGCATCCCTTCTACTTTATGCGTAAAGCTCTCGCTGTCTTCAGGACCATCACTTTCGTAAGAAGGTACCTGAGTACTTGGCGTTAAATAGAGCTCAATCATTTTAGCACCGCTTTTTAAAACGATATTTCCAACCATCAACACCCCTTTGCTATTTCTAGCAGGAAGCGTTAAAATATCTTGAGTATCTACTAAAAAAATATCGGGCTTTTTAGCAGTAACAGCACCAGCATTTTGTTTAACCGGCTTTCGTAATGAAAATTTTAATCCACTCATTGTGTAAAATTTTTAAAAGGCAGCCTGCAGGAGCAGACCGCCTATAAGATTATGCTTCAATATTTCGCTTAACCTCGGTGAATACTCCGTTAATGCGCACGAGCGTGATGTAGTCTGCTGCTACGGCAAGCGCTGCATCAGATTTAACGCTTACTGCGCTCTCACCTTCTGCAGGTGCAGCGATATTGCTCACCGTTAAGGTTGCATTAGCTGTCGCGTTACCTTTGATGGTAATTTCCTGACCATCAACACCACCTTCAATAGCTGCTAAGGTTTGATTACTATCACCTGTGTAGTTAAACTCATTAGACTCCTGAGCGTTGATGCTATCACCGTCAAAGTTTACCGGAACTACTTCTGGAATGATTTCAGGCTCTGTAGTTCTGGAAACTTCAGTAAGGGTCAGGTCACTATTCACATACAGTGTAAGTGTACCACCAGACTGCAGGTTAAAGTTTCCGGTTAAGGTCATATTACCCGCACTGGTTACATTCTTAACAGCTGCCAGTGCAGTATTCCCTTTGATCTTAACAATCTGTCCTGCATACGTATTCTTGATATCTGTAATATCTGTAGCCCAGGCAGAATCTACTTTTACATTGCTGTAGGGGATTGTAAGTTCACCGGTTGTATCGTCAAATACCGGTACGGTCCAGTTGTCTGGGAACATAGGTAGACCATTATCCCAAACTGTTTGTACTTTGAAGGCGTCTGGATCACCGGCTTTGACCTTTGTCCCAATATGAAGGAATCGTGCTCCCCATTTGTAATCGGCATACACAAAGATGTCACGCTTCAGTGTATCCATTCTGTAAATGGATTTTTCCTTAGGAAGGTTCTCCATCAACTCCACATTGTCATCAAAAGTTATAAACATATACAATGGGTTAGGCTGGTCGTAAATTGGCTCAAAACGAATATTTGGATAGTTCAAAATTGTTTTTTCGCCATCCTTGGTCCAATCAGTTTCCATACCGTGTACAGCTCGTTTTCGCAGAGCATACCATCTGATGGTGTCAGGGTGTGTGTTGATTACAATACCACTTTGATTACGTACTTCTTCAGGTAGGTTTGATTCGATCAAAGCCTTTACGTGATCCAAAATGTTTTGAGGATTTGGAATACCAATGTTTGCACGTTTGTATTTCTTCTCATAATGGAAAGCCCTAAACAAGTGTACAAGCAATCCGTCTCCACGGTTTATAGCATCACCCGCCTTAGTTTCTTTACCTTTTGCAGGTGCAGAATAAATACCGGCAATGGCTACTTTACGGTCCTCAACACGGGCCTTTTTATCCAGTTCAACAATCAAGAATTCTACAAATGACATTTTGTAGGGTGAAGAACCGGGCTTGCTCCAGGCATTTAACCAAGAAGTTTCGTATTCCTGAAGATCAATTCCTTGCCATTCGATGTCAATATGTACCGGGAATACTTTACCTTCTTCAGGCTGAATCAATTGCTTGTTCTTTGGTAACCAACCGGCTTTACGAGACTGGGTGATCTCTGCAGTCACAATGTTACCGTCTGCCACACGATCTGAAACATTAGATCGTAATTTAAAATACGCGGGGAGCTTAAGCATATCGCGGTGTAGCGACTTAATACGATCATTAACCTCTGTGTAATGATTGTACATGTCAGACTTTAGCTTTTCAAAAGCGGCACTACCGCCATCTGCAGCCCAGTCTGTTGGTTTATCAATTAAACCTGCAGCCCTCTGGTTCCAGGGGCGATCTGTGTAAGCATCAATCTCGCGATTGCGACCTAAAAAGTGTGTTGCTGAGTGTTCCAAGTTATCCTCTCGTTTTATAGTCCCCTTCGCTACCGGGTTATCGGGCTCGGGTTCCTTCATTAATTTTTGAATGAGCTCGTCTTGGTTTGTAACCAATTTATTTACTGCAGAAATCATATCCTTAAGTGAAGGATCTGCACTACCATCTTTAGCTATTTTCTTAGCCTCGTCTTCAGTAAGCTCATGCTCATCTAATAACTTTTGAAGTTCCGCACGTGCTGCAGCATCTTCAGCATTTTCACCACCTTCTTTTTCTTGATCTTTCACGATATCATCGGCGAATTTGTCTAACGCAGCGATCACACGCTTTGCATCCTTTTCGCCAAGACGTTTGTTTAAATCTTCTACCTGCTCTGCAGAGAAAGAAGTTTTTCCTTCAGCAATAGGAATCTTTGAGATTGCCAGCAGTGCCAGGACTTTCATTACAATTTGTTTCATACTTCAATTATTATTTGGGTTTAAAAATTATACTCCTGCAGCTTGCAGATCTGCAAGCAGTGTGGCTTTCTGAAACGCATCGTCCATAGTTCCGATGGCGTCTATCATATTCACACGCAGCGCATCTTCGGCCGAAAAGGTTCGACCGGTCAATACGCCTTCTTCTTCAATTAGATTGGGGTGTGCGGCTTTTACCGCAGCTTGAAATTTTTGTGCTATAGGCTTCAGCTGGTCGCGAAGCATTTGCATCCCGGCTTCTTCGTCTTCCTTGAGCTTTCTCCAGATCTCGTTCTTGTGGGTACTCTCATCCGGATAGACTTCTTTTTCAAAAATGCCCATGTCTTCCCAGTACTTGCGCACATCTAACCAGGAGGAAACGACACCAACGCTTCCAAAACGTGCGCTTATGGTATTACCTGCTATCTGGTAATCTGCGATTGCATCGGGGATCCAGCGATGAAGACTTAAGGAGTTGTCCATTATCGCCACAACCGGCTTGAGCTTCCTGAGCGCAAAATCGATGAAAGGAGAAATAGCAGATACACTACCGCCGGGACCGTCAATAACTACGATGATGGCCTTAATGTTCTTGATGTTATTGGCCCAATCCAATTGGTAAACCAACTCATCTGCTCCCCAGGCATACCAACTGCCGTAGCGAATCATAGGTCCTACCATATGAATCACAGCAACACTGCCCTCCGGTATTTCGTCAATACTGTTTGGCCGTATCGGCTTCATCTCGTCGTTATAAACTGACAACATTTTTGCTTCACGCTCTGCTGCAGCTTCTTTTAATGTCATACCTGTTTGCGGTGCCTGGTACGACTTGTCCCAAAAATGCCGGTACGAGAATAAGTTGTGAGCGCTCATCAGCCACTCACCACGTACCAACTCATCTAGTAATGTGTTTTTCATAGCCCGAAGATGGTCACAAACAAAAAAAACCGTTGTGACACGGTTTTTGGGAGTTAGCAGAAACGCTAATTTTGCAGTATGTTCAAGTATCGATTTGTAAATACAGACGAAAAGGCTATAACCGAAGTCCTTAAGACTATTGGGAAAGTGCGCTTTGATTTTGCTATCGAAAGCAGGGGAATGGCTAAGCCGGTAAAACTTGCAAATTTTAAATTGATTTGGCAGTTCAGGACCTGCTCGCTAGCTTACAAATACCCGGGAGATTTTCGCTATTCAAAAATTATGGAGATTAGAGAATACGAAATGCCGGAGAAGGGATGGATCTGGGAGAAGTATCGGGATTGATTATTTCCAAAACTTCCAGCCCCGAAAATAAATAAGAGCTCCAAGAACTACTGGAACCAAAAGAAACCAAAACGGCCAGCGTGTAGCTTCGCTATTACTTGTCCGGCCGCTGTCTAGTGTTTGTCCACTTTCTGTCGAAGAAGTTTCTAACTCTTCACTGCTGTTATCAGTCTCTTTTTTTGCAACCGAATCATTTCTCGTTTCTTTTTTCTGTTCCTGGCTTTTTCCGGAGGATGCTTTTACATTCTTTCCTGTGAAATTAAAACCACCTTTTCCATCTGGAGAGAGATTTGCATAACCTTCCTGATCAGGATCTATCAATTCAAACTGAATATTTTCATTGATTGCAGACCAGTCGGTTTCTGTTTTGCTTACTGCAGTGCAATCTTTGGCCTTATCGTTCTCAATTTTTGCACTGGAGCTTTCGCTCTTGTCAAACTCGGTCGTATTCCGGTAACGCTCAGTCGCTTTCTTTTTGCTACTGCAGCTTTCGGTGGCGCAAACAACAGCTGTTAGCAATAGTGCTAATACACAAAGTCTAAGTAAGAGTAGGGCTGCTTTTTTCATTAGAATTGCTTTCTATACATATTATCAATCCGCGCTTGGATGAGCTCACGCCGATCTGGATCTACTTCGCGCTTTTTCATCGCGTAGAGCTCTGTGCTTTTTTTGATACTTTGCACCTGACTTACAAAATCGGGATCCTGCTCGCTTAACTTTTCATGAAGGGTTTGGTTTGTGTTCATCAGGCTATGTTTTTAAGTTGATCTTTTCGCACGCGGGCGATTACTTTTTGTTTGATTTCCCAGATTTGTATCTGCTTATTCTTGTCTACATCAAAGCCGGGATTCCACTTTGCGATGCGCTCCGGTGATAGTCGTGCGGTTTGTAACACCCAACCGTCGTGGCGGCCGATTGCCCTGGGAAAAAACACGGCCAGATATACATCTGCAAGCTTTTGCATTCTGCGGGTGTAGGGTTTCAAATAGCGATACACATAGTCCAACTGCTCCAGAGCATTCATCTTGCGCAATTGCGCAGTGGTAATACTCAAATCTGCAGCTGCAGCTGTACCAAATTGAATCAAACCCGTATATCCTAAAGAATTGGTTATTGCAGGATCAAAGGTTCCGGCAGTCTCGAGCTCCATCACCACCATCAACCAATGCGGATTGATATACAGGCACCGGCTGATCTCTATAACCTTATCTACAAATGCCTGAGGATCGCATTTAAGAACGTCTGCTTTTAATTTATACCCGAAGGTGATTTCTGCTACTTTCATGCTACTTGGTGGTTTTAAGTTTTTCATTCTCCCGCTGGAGCTTCATGACCATCATATTAAGCTCATTATTCTTGGTCATCAACTTTGATATTTCGATATGCAATTTTGAGTTGTCCTTCTGGAGCGCTGTAAGTGCTATGCGCTGATCGCGGTTTTCTTGCTTCATTGCATCTATTTCACTGATCAATCGATCTATTTGTTTGTTGCTTTGGCCTGTCCAGGTGTCATAAGCTGCTTGCATATTCTGAAGCGCACTGGCCTGCTGGTCCTGCTCGCTGATCTTCTTAGATTTTCGCCCACCAAAAAAGGAGACGACCCCGGTGATTAGGGTTCCAAGTACTGCAGCTATAGCCTCCCAATTTTGTGATAGGAAATTCATAATTAAACGGATAATGCATTATTCAGAGCGTTCAATGCATCCTTAAAATCTTCTTCATTTTGCGGAGTCCATTCGCCACTTCCCCAAGCAAAAGCACGCATTGAAATATTTGGAATGTTGCTGTCAAATGAATTCAAAATATCAATTTTTGAAGCAGCCGGAGCATTGCCTGTAAAAGGCGTTACTGATTTTGAACCAATCTCAACACCCCCATCATACAACTTGACTGAAGTTGTTTGTCTTACTACAGATAGTAGCCCAGTCTTAGTAGTGTCATACCCCACATCTGCGCGAACAAGACCCTCTGTGTCTGAAGTGTATAATCCAATAACACCTAAAGTTCTTCCGCTTTGGTTTCTTATTAATTCAACAAGAAAATCATTTCCAATTGCAACTCTAATCAATCGTTGAGCCGGTGAAGCTTCAGTATCGGGAGTCGTATTGTAGGCGTGAAAATGCATTGTATCAACTGGAAGCGGAATAGTACTTCCACTATTACTCACATACTTCCCTTCAGATGATGAAGATGTATAACCTAAAGCTTTCGTATGATCGGTGGCTTCGTCATTTTCGTATACAAAATCAGTGTTAGCAGGGTTCAGAAAATCAATTGCATCACTGCTCGCTTTTCCTGTTTGCAAAAAGATCTTAGACAATCTATTGATTAAGCCTTTTGACCTCAATGCAGCTTCAAAAGTTTCTAACGCTGCAATTGTATCAGCATCAGTTATTCCACCACGACTGATGTATTGCTTGTTTAGAAAAATATTACCAAGCCCTTGATCACTTGCATTTGCTATTGTTGTTCCTATTGCTATTCCCATTGTTTTACAGATATTGATTAAGTGAAATTTTGAATGAAGGGCACCAATTGTGGAGCGGATATTCTCCAAGATTTGGGTCTTTGAACTTTACGACATCTCCTTGATTGTCTCTCAGGTTTCCACGGCTACCTGTAGTAGGTCCCGGATTGTCACCAGTGGAACCTACACGAAGTGCATAACGTAGTTCTAAGGCAGTTGCAGCCAATGGAGCAAGGTCTACACCTGAAACGACTACTATTGTATCATCATTGACAATATCAATGGATGCAATTGAAGTTAGAGAAGTACTACCATCTGAAGTCAGACGAAAACCATAAGCCCCGGGATTGTTGACTGTTACTTCATCGAAAAGGAATTTGAATCGTGAGTCCGGGCGATTCAATTTGAATCTGATGATTCTGCCTTGAATACTTACATCGTACGGGTATATTCCTTTCCAGTTGTATTTTTCAAATGCCACCCGAGCCATAACATACCCCATTTTCGCCCCTAGCTTCAAGTAACTTTCAGATACCATATGAATAGGATCCTCGGGGTTGTGAGGCAAATGATATTCGACGTCTGCAAGATGAAAACCGTTGTTTTCCTCAGCTGCTAACTCATAAGCTGCAAGTACAGGTCCAGCATTGTGCTTTCGTGGTATATCTGTTTGCTGAATGATCCAATCTAAGTCTGGGTGATCTTTGATTATTGTCTTCAGATCGACATTGAGATCATCTCGCAAGGTTTTCAACTTCAAAACGTAGTCGGTAACGGTGAAATCAGCATCAGATTGGCCATGAATCCAAATTACCGGCAATACACTGATAGACTTTCCGGCAGCTTGAGCAAGATCGTAAGCCTTCTGAATGCCCTCTATAAGATTTGTGTAGTGAGAGGTACCCTTGTCGAGAGCATCAATAGATATACCTGATTGTCCGGGAGCAAAAGTAATAAAGTCAAGCTCCCCTAATTCTTGCCCTGAATCTTGAATACGCTTCAACGCAGAACTAGCAACTCCATAGCAAGGCGTTTCGGTATCAAAATTGGGATTGATCCCCTCAATATGCGCCACTCTGCTACCGTAACCAAACACATCGTCGGCATATTCATTAGTAACAACACCGCCAGCAAAGGTGTACAATCTGTCAAGTACGGCTTTAGAAATCGAAGTGTCTGAGGCACCTCGGGTGAAAGACTGACCGTAGACAATTATAATTTTCCATTGGTCAGTAAGGTAAATTTGGAATTTGACTCCATTACTTTCGCCCTCACCAACAAGCATCTTACCCTCTTCATCAAAGGCTTGGTATATCCATCCGGTAGTCTTGTCGTAAATACAAAGCGGAAACTTATCGGTACTTTGAATGTCAAGATCTTGTTTTACCGCATCCGGTGCCTCTGATAACTTTTGATCAGCGTACAATTGTGCCGCTATCTTTTCATCGTAAAGTTGCCCCTCAGTTGTTACATTAGCTCCATTCTCAATAGGTCCCGTCTGTGAAATATCTTCTTCCGTCAAACTGCGCTCCTTCAACACCTGCGTAGTATTATCACTCGCTCGACGGTAATAATCTGCTTTTGAAGCTGCAGCATCTGTGTATTTAAACAATACATCCTCTGCCGGTGGATTGTTGGTAAAAAAGGTGTTGGCAGCTGTTTCGTTTGCAAAAAGGATAAAGCCGTTTGCAGCTGATACGATATCCTCTTTTGATGCCTTAGTTTTAAATAGCTCTTCGGTGGCGCGGCGCATCTTGTCGAGCTCTTCAGCTGAATAGTAGAATTTAGATTCTGTACCGGTTAGATCTTTCACGCGCTGCGGGTGATCTTGTTTGTCTTCTATACCTAGGGTTCCGTCTTGTTGAAATTCGCTCATTGGGGCTCAATTACTTTAATAATAAGCCTAAAAGTATATGTAGCACGCAGCTTACGCTGTGACAGGTGTTTAACCTGCTGGGAAAAGATTGTCTGTTTTTTCTAACCAACGGTAGAACCGGCGGCGTACAGCTGCTACATCATAGCCGTGCTCAAAGAGGTCATACTTCACGCAAAACTGCTGTATTCCCTTACTTAGGCCTTGATCGCCATCCTTCTGATGCCAACCGAGCAGAAAAAACATCATACTGGAGATTAAAGAATCTTCGAGTTCGGCATTTATGAATTCGATTGCCTCCTGGTCAAAATGCAAAAATGAATTTTCACCGCTTTCAAATTTGTAGAATTGCCCAAAATATTGGCGACCGCGCGGAAATTCTTCCAGGCTAAAAAAAATACTGTAAGTTGTGTCACACCCCTTTTTTGATGGCTTTTTTTTGGCTAAAAACCGAATCATCTTACCAAAAGGCGTACGCATATCTATGATGAAGCTCTTTACGCGCTTGTTATTGATGCGTGCCGTCTCGCCTTTAAAATGCTGATACAGAAAGGGTATTAAGTGGGGTTTTATCGTGACCGGTACCAGCGTGCGCGCCATTAATTTTTACAATAGGGATAAAGGGATTAATGCCGGCAAAAGTTTTCCGGAAACGTCGTTGAATCTCCCTGCAGGGAAAATGCTTTGGGCTTCAAATGTGATTTGCGTAGTACGGGTGTTATTTTCTGAAGTGATGGTTGGTCTCGTATTTTGCTCCAGATCATTGCGACCGATGATCATAAACTCATTATTGGTGAGTTTTAGAATCATATACTTAGCGCGCTTGATTTCTGTAATACGCGCGGCCATTTCTTTATCGCCATTGGGAAACTGAAACTGCAGCTGTTGTGCAAAGCTGTCTCCGGATCTGGAGGGTGTGCTTTTTTGAGAAAAGCGTATTGCACTCAAACTCGCATATACATCCTGATAGGCTTCCTCCAGCAGAATAGTGTCTGTAAATCCTTTAGATCCTACTGCAGCATACGACTTATCCCCTTTTGAGTAGTAGAGGCCACAAATAAAAGGGGTTTGGGTAGCTTTAGCAGCGAGATTTATAGACATAGTTACGATTTGGGATTCGTAAATATATCTTAAAATCCAATGAAAAAAAAGTGGTTAGTATACATTTTAAATGAGGTATGTAATATTTAAAAGAACCAAACACTATTATATTTTTTAGATATTTAATCAACATTTTTTAAAGTTATAAACGTTGGTTATTCTCTTCTTATTAATACACGTAAACACCTAATAATCAATGAATCAATTATTTGTGCTAAGATTAAAAAATAATTTCAAATTAATTTTCTATAAACTTTTTGGATTTTCAAAAAGCATTAAATATTGACTATCAATCAGTTGAGCACTACATAGTGACAACTTTTGACCATTTAAAAATAGCAATGTTGATAACAATGTTGAATAAGTTAGTAGCACCACTCATTAAGCAACTTTTAAACAAACTAACTTTACATAAGTACTGCGAATCATAGGTGCTATGCAGTTCAGCTCTTTGAGAATCTGGAGTATAAAACAAAAAAAAACCGAGATTGTCGGATCTCGGTCTTGTTTAGTGCCTCACAAATTCCTTACAAAAATGGAAGCGGTATACTTGCTTTTGATTTTTCTAATAATTAAGGAGTCTAATAAAAAGGCTCCAGAAGATTAGAAACCAAACCCGTCGTAAGGCGGGTTTTCTATTTTTTTGTTACACAATTGTTACAAGTGTGGTACAAATGTAACACAAAAGTATTTGTACATGTCTAATTTGGATAAATTAGATATCAAATAAAAATCGCTTAAAATTGTTTATAACTCATCTTCTAAAATTAAAAGTCCTGCGTTTTACGATCGATGCAGCTTCAATCGCATATTTCTGTTCCTCATTAAAATCACCTGACCTGCAGAGGTAATTGACAATATTCATTACAGTGCAAAACTCAATAAGGTTTTTGCAGTGTAGCAAAGCCTGGCATATTTCCTTCACCGTATACATACCTATTTCTTTTCTTTATTAAAATAAACCAGGTAGTAATACATCTGGCGTTCTTCATCCCAACCTTTTTCAACGAACTTTTCAAAGCTTTCAGCATTGACAAAATCCATTTTAATGGCCACGTTTGTATCTAACTCAATCAGGCTCTTAAAATTGCGTACCGCAGGTTTAATCGCCTCGTTTACAATAGCGAAGCTGCTCAAATCTTCTATACCATACTTGGGGCCCTGCTCCACTTTATAATGATCAAACTCGGCCTGCATTCCCGGATCCTCCAGAACCTCGGTAAGAAACTCGTCCTGGTCATAGGTGTCGTGGGTGCCAAAATGATGGATGGCCTTATTCATAAACAGCAGCTCGTCGCGCTTATCCCCTGCAGGTCTGATCACCTCTTTAGCAAAATCCTGAAAGAACTTCAGGTATTTTTTGGTATACAGGTTGTCATTGAGGATCACATCTACACCTAGTACCTTTTCGGTCCAGTACTTTGTGTCGTACCGGTTTGTATCTATATTCAATATGCGGTAGCCTTCGTCCCCGTCCAGGTCTATAATGATGGCGCCTTTGTCTAGCTTGCTGAGACTGATCCCCTGCTGCAGCAGCATCTCCATCTGGCTTTCCTTTTTTTTAAACTGAAGAAAGTCGTGCTTCAGCTCTGATTTGAAAATTCCGATCGCATTGTACTTTGTGTTATCCAGGATCACACTACTAAGCCTGGCGATATACACTTCGCCCGGCTTCACGTGTGGATGATTACTCTGATCATACATATGCTTGCAGACCTTCAACGCCAACTGACTTAGAGGCACTTGCGCGTCAAAACATTTTTTTATACCTGGGTACAAGTCGTGATACTCCAGATCTACTTCGTGTACAAATTGAAACAGGGTTTCTTCTTTCTCCCGAAATAGCTTAAAAAAGAATTCTTTTACGAGGGGCGTGATCTCATCGCTTAGATACGTAGGATGATCATTCCAGAAAATGCCTTCCCCTCTGCACTTATTGCCTACCTGATGGATGTAGAGCTCCTCGATCTGAGTATTGTATAGATTGATTGCCATTAGTTTCAATTTTTGGTTAGTGAATTTGATTGAATTTCGATTTGCATTTCATTAAGCTCCCTTTTCAATCTCTCAATTTTTTGATTTGCTTTGATATAAAGTTCATTCTCAGATATTGGAAAAAGCTCATTCCATTCATCTTTGGCCATTTTCAGCTTTTTACTGTACTGAGTTATTTTAGCCTTTTTAGCTCTGATGCGAGCTTTTAATATTGTATTCTTTGATCTTGTTGCTGGTTCTGGTCCCCAGGCAGTGCGGATGTAATATCTGGGATATTTTATCTGTAGTAATGCTGCTCTGTATTTAAAATACCATTTCCAGCGGCTAAACTGCTCTAATGTGTAATCCCCCCAATAGAATCTTTCAACAAGCTTATGGCTGAATTGTGAAGTGTAAACTTTTATACTCCAGAAATAAGAATTGACTATCATTTTATAATTTTAGCGTTACGGTTGCGCTACCGTTACCGGTAACAGTTGATTAACGCGCTCTAATAAGCGATAAGCCCGGGCACGTTCTAAAGAGTGTTCTACTTTGCCGTTATAATGCATCAATGCATTTTGCAAAATGAATGCACTGTGTACCTCCAGATTTAGCAGACTCGTTGCCGGAACCCGGCGTACTTTTAGTCTACCGGCCAAAGTATAGGCAAGCTCCAAAGCAATGGACTTATAAATAAGTATTGCCGGTCCCGGTTCTGCCTGAGCAAAGAAATCTAAGTATTGATCGTACAATACACAGGCTTCATTGAGCGTGCTGAGATCATCTGGCTTTAGCTTATTGAGCACGATTTTGTTCATAATCTGACGATTTTAAAAGGTTGGCTACGGTCACCATTGCGGTAGAACTGCAGCTGCTGTATCTTACCCGCATATTTAGAATTCATCTGGACGCGTTCTACCATCTTAGCTGCTATGCGCTCCTCATCGTAGCGATTGAATTTGAGATAGCTATACCACACCGGATTGAATAATTTATCTGAAGAAGGTGATTTAAATTTCAGTTCGTCGTTGCCGTTCTTCAGCATCAGCATCATTCGTACTTTACTGCAGTTCTTGCAGGTAGACGAATTGGCCAAGCCGCACCGGCATCGTTTTATAGGTTTCATTTCGGTCATAAAATTTCGTAGGATATGTATATAAAGACTTCGTGAGGCGCTTTGAAATAAATCATCTGATAGCCTTCGTCCTCAGATTTGGTTTGAATAAACATTATACCACGCCTGGATAGCTCTGAAATCACAAGAGAAACTTTATCCGTTTTAACTTCAAGGTTCTGAAGTTCGAAGACGCCTCTCTCATTTTCAATCTCTGGTTTTACACGAGCCAGATGTTTTACAGAAAAATAACCTGAATATAACTCGAGAAAAACAACCTCATTCCCTAATTGTTTTTTACTATCTGCGGAACAAGTAAATATTCTACCATAGTTTTTTGGATTATTAGCCTCTATGCAACTGTGCATTACAACCTGGTCTCCCTTTTTAAATTTTGGTTCGTTCATAATTTTAGCGTTACGTTATTCTTCTTTTTGACTCAAAAGCTTCACTACTCGCTTTTGATATTTAGGTTGCTGAATGAGCATATCAAGCTCTATCAGTTCCTGATCACTGCAGGCTTCCAGAAATCGCTCTGGAGTTACCTCTAGCGTGAATACTTTTTGAATTTTTGGCATACTATATTTTTCGATCTGATTTTCTCATTAGAAGCGGAAAATAGATTTGACCCTCTTCTTCAAACGGCTTTCCAATTAAAGCGCGTAATGATCCCATACTGTCATCATAATTAAGAAGTGGACGGATTTTCTTAGCCAAATAACTAGATGAGAAATGAGCTGATTTCTTATCAGAATGCAATTTGATATGCAATGCTTCTGTAGCATCTGAAAAACTAAAATACCAGGACTCCGGGGATTCTTCATCCTGAAAAAATTCAACCTTTTTATCGATGAGATTGTGTTCTTCACAAGCTTTGGAGCTGAAATGAAATGATCCTTTTTTTGCAATGTTAATGCAGCTCACACCCTGGCGAGTGCTTTTTACGTTTTCTACTTTTTTGAGTTTCATGATTAAAATATTTAGCGTTACGTATTAATTTTCAAATTGTTGATCCCACTCCCGTTGAATGAGGTCGTTTATTTTCTCATTTACTTTGCGGTCCAGATTATGCTGGGCAAAATCATATACATCCTGCAGATCCAGCTTGCCTCGTAGCCAAAGCCGTATTTTCTCTTGAGCTTTTTTGACATCGGTTTTATGGCGAAGAGATTTATTCGCGTTGATCTTTCGGCGCTTGTAGGTATCTACACGCTCATCTTCCAGACGGAAATTTCTATAGGCAAACTCAAAACTGTTATGCTCACTTTGCGTACGTGCCGGATCAAAGTAGAGACTGGGGAAATGCGGGTACCACTCCGGATGATTTTTTGCATAAGCTTTTACCTCCTTCAGGACCTCGAGGCATTTACCCCAACGTTCAAAAATGTTAGGCTTGTTGAGACGATGCCCGTTAAAAGACTTGAATTTATCGGCAATCCACAGCTTGTAGGCATTCATCCAGCTGCCCGGATGCACTTCGTCGAGTTTTTCAAAAATCGAACTCGAGAATTTAAACAGATCCTGAATGGCCAGCTCTACAAAATCATCGGGATGCATCGCGCCGTAATAGGCTTCCTGCTGAAATACTTTTGGCTCCAGATGCCTGTATTTTATGTACTTCCCAGATGACAGGGCTTTGACAAAATAGGCGGGATCTATCAGCGAATTGGTAAGGACCGCACTCTGCGGATTCTTATCGACCGGTTTTTCATTTTCAACAACTGCTGTTGAATCGCCCCCTGATTTTCTTGAAAATTCAACAACTGCTGTTGAATTTTCTGCGGGCGGGTGCAAAAATTTTTTTTCAGGCGCAGCGCCTGGTGAATTTTTTTTCACTGTGGCCGCGCCACTTTTTTTGCCGGTATCAAAATTTTTCGCATCCTGCTTTATGGGTGACCTTGTAGAGCCTTGCGCAGCAAACTGCGTGGTTTCTGCGGTAGCAGAAACACCACTATAGCCTTCCGCAGGAATAATAGTGGTTTGCGCGCTAGCGGAAACTCCTTTATCCCTTATCTTATTCTTATTAACTACATGACCTCTACTAGATACATTATTATGCGGAACTTTCTTTGTTTGACTCTCCGTAAGCTGCTGATTTTCAGAAACGGTCTTTTTTTGTATTCCGTTGTCTGTAATGCTTAGAATTTGGGGGTTTATACGCACTTTAACGGCTCTGTGATCGCCTCTAAATTCGTAATGACTAAGCACCCCCGCTTCTTCTAAACGTTCGCGATGATGCCTTACAGTCTCAACTGAGACAGGTAGTACTTTGTACCCATCACGCTCGAGCTCTACAATCTTATTAGGATAAATCTCGGCTTTAGGTATTTCGGCCAGGTGTGCAATGCCCAGCTGCTTGCGTAAGCTTTGCCGTTTGAAAAGCTGCATGTTAAACTGGTGGAGGATCGCGATAAAAAACTTCTCGCTATCCTTTTTAACCGGCTGCTTTACATTCTTCTGACGCAGCTGTGGACCATTCTCTTTATTGTATTTCGCAACTGCAGTATTATAAGCTTCAGGATCCAGATGCGAATGCTCTTCTTTCCAGATCGCTTCTTTTACGCGTTGCTCTGTGGTTACTGTTGCCTGCTTCCGGTACCGGATCACCTCTTTGTTGAACTTCCGCACTTTTGCATTCTCCAGAGCAACCTTATGATTGTAATCCTTTACAAAGCGATTGTAGTTCCTGATGGTAACGGCAAAATCATTCTCTTTTCCTTTACTGGTGAGAATGGGATAAACAAATCTATTTGCTTCCGGTTCTGCCCCGATAGCTATCGGGGCCGGTGACTTCGACTCCTGAGGCTGCGCAAGATGCTTAAGCCCCATCCGGTTATTAATCAGATGTCCTAATGCTGTGGGTTGCGATTGTGCTTTACTCATAACTATCCTTTTATTATTTCTTCTGAATTTTCATACAAAGGCTTGCCGGTGAAGGGACAGAAGTTTGCATATATATTTAGCTCCTTATAGGACTTTGTAAATACCTCTTTGCCATTTTTTCCGCGTTTACTTCGGTATTTAATAGGAATCATTAAATGCCTACCATCTTTACTGCCGAGCCAAAAAACACCGGCATTAAATCCTGCTTCAGGATCACCAGTGCGTTCCCGGCATAATTTCTCAGCATCTTCTATTGCTTTCCAATTCTCAGGAATCTTGTTACCCTTTTCCATTACTTCTTCAGTTTAAATGCTTTCCCGTGTACGTTATCGTACCAGGTTATTTTCTTTTCGCGGCAGAGCTCGCGTATCGCTTCCTTTAGATCCTCTATAGGAACCTGAGTTTTAGTGGCCAGGTCGTTGAATAAAATACCGGTATGACCGCCGCTCTTTTCGTGCGCCTTGGTTATTTCAGTCAATGCGAAATACTTGTCTGTTTCTTTAGCTACCGGCATCACTCTCTTTTTTAATTCCAACCTCACAAGCGCTGCACAGATCTTCTTTAACCCAATGACAGGCTTCTCCATTTTTTTCTATGCACTTACTGCAGTCTTCATCTGTGCAGCCACAGGCTTTGCACTTAAAGCTCGAGGTCAAACGGGATCGAAAAGCTTCTACAATGTTGAAGTGATCCTCGTCAAAAAATATAGCCATCTTGTATGTATGCCTGAGGTTCACATTTTCAATCCGGGTACCAGGATAACAACCGAAGTTTTTGAAATAGTCTGCTGCAGTCATATCGAACACCTTGGGGAACGGATCCCCTAGATATTCCTGAAGCACATCTTTAACTGTTAGTGTTTCCATGTCAGTTTTGTTCTACGCTTGGGAAATCTTGTTTGTTCTCGAGACGATCTGCAGTCTCGCGCAACATCTTGATCATATCTGCCCGCTCAGAATCGCTTATATAATTCGCGATGCCGGGCTTGTTGTGCTGATAGGTGAGAATAGTAATTCCCCATCCTTCCGGAAGAACAGATTTGCACGCACTAATAAGTGTGCGCATCAGATCACCGGTTAATATTTCTTTAGATTTTCCCATAATTCTAGTCAATACATTCCCTGTCCGGCGCTCTGCCAGCTTCGTTCAGTTTGGGCAGTTCTTACCCTGTGCGGCAAAACCGCATTTTCTAAAATACAGACATTCAGTCCGTTATGTTTAGGCAATAAAAGCCCGGGGCACCTTGTGCCTATTTTTTTTTTGCAACGCGATCAGGGCTCGAACCTGAAACCTTCGGTTTTGGAGACCGACGCTCTACCAATTGAGCTATCACGCTATGCGGCGGGGCACATCCCCCGCCATTTTTGCCGGTCGCTATTCCCCGGCAGTCAGCCTAATCTTGTATAGGCACCTGTCGTGATCAAGGCAGGACTCGAACCTGCATTAGCATCGTCGCCGCGTTTTACCGGGCGCTGTCCTCGGATCGTGATTAATTCCTCCGCTAATCCATTTAATCTATGGTGCGTCTACCAGTTCCGCCACTTGATCATTAAAAAAACCCGCTCTCAGTACTTCCAACTAAGAAATCTCAAATCCATTCTATTTAACCTTGAGCGGGTTTAAAGCAATCTGCTTTAGGGTCTCTTAATTTGCCATAACAGCATTTACATTATTTTCAAACTGGATGCGGATCCCTGCACCTGATCTGTCAAGCTCCAGTTCGCAGTTCCACGCATCAGCTGTTCCCATCAACGCGTTTAGTTTAGTGCCGTCTAGCGTTTCTTCAGTATTAACCTTGGCACTATGAAGGATTCCGGTTTCATCGATTATAGGCTTGATTTTACATTCATCACCAAGTATCTCTTTAATCTGCTCGTTAAATCTTCGGGTTTGTAATTCTTTCATAATAAAGTGGTGTTAACCTCCGTGCATAATCTCGCTTACCAACTGCTCCCGGTTATCGGGGTGAAAAATCGCAGGCATCGAGTCGTACACTGAGGGTTTCTTTTTGGTTACTTTTTTAGGTTTGTGTGAATCCAGCTTACTCACTATTTGCAGAAAGGCCTGTTGCTCCTCTAGGGGAAGGGCTTTAAATAGCGGCAGAACTGTATGTGCGGTAAGCTGGCTCACTGGGGTTACTATCTAAGGGTGAAACGCAAATCTTTAAACCAGGAAAAAAGCTTCCGCTTTTCTGGCGTTACGGTTAAAAAATGTCTTGATGTGATTTTGCCCGGGCGAATGAAATGGATCTGATGGCCGGATAAATCGTATTTTCGATTGGTTTCTTTGAGCTCAAGAAAGTAATTTTCAAATCGCGTATCTTCTCGATCTGAAAAGGTTGCAGTAATATACCTGTCGCTTACCTCCAGTGCATTTTCAAATGCCGGACACTCCAGTAGGAACGTCATAAGGCTTTGATCATCTATAGGCTGCTCCGTATTCATATCGCGCGGCCTATTAATATGCGTTCTTCAAAAACTTTTACCATAAGTCCGATTTTTGTAGAAACTCCTGATTTTCCAAATAATTCTTTTTTATGCTTATTAAGCGTCTGCCTCTTAATGCCCAGTTCTATAGCTACGATCTCATCTTTATCCTCCTGAGAAAAAGAATCGATCATCCGGATCTCCCGGTTCTTTAATGGGATCCCGTTTATCGTGATCTCCTTAGAATCAAACTGCAGCGAAATACACTCCCGCTCGTGCCGGTAATTCTCTGCCGGCTGCAGCTTGCCATTTTTAATATCCGGCTGATTGTCTAAATCACCGTAACAATAGTACGTATAGAGCATTACTTGCCTTGTGACATCTAACTTTACGTGGCGGCCGTTGCGGTCTGTTATACGCTCCAGAAGCCTGCGGGCAGAAGCATCACACATATACGCATTCAATAGCATCATATAATGCCGGGGTGAAAGGTCTTCAAATGCGTGATCCTGCCCATTTTGCAGCCATCTTACTTCTTTAGTTTCGGGAATCCCGTAAAATTCAATGTCTTCACTTCCCGGTACCAAACCTGCAATTAGGTGTTGCGCGGGTGCTTGTAATAATGTACTTTTGTCATTCATGATATTTAATTTAAGCGTTACGTATTATGATCAAGCTCGGCCTCCACGCCGGGCTTTATTTTTTGGTACTATTTGCATAGCGTCATTTGGTTGACCGCTACGAGTAGCAGAAGACCAAAGCAAAACAGCAGCAGAATCACTTCTACACATCTCAATCTGCATTCTGCCGCCAACTGTTTTGCTATTTTTTGATCCAGGTTAGACATCTGCGAGAAATTTTTGCTTAGCATTCTTCTTCGCATCGATTTTTTGTTTGTAGTCAATAGCAGCTTCCAGAATGCCATTTTCGACAACATCGTGTCTGTCTCTTCCGTTAAAAATTCTTGAAATAAAAGTTTGGCTGTAAGGTTCCTCCTCCCGGTTGTGGATTTTCTTCTCTATAAAGTACTCGCGGATCTTAACAATATGCTTGTGACCGAAGACTTTTTTGAGCTTTTTACGTTCTTCATCTGTTATCATACAAAGCTTCTATTGCTCGCACACACATAGTTCTTTATATTTGTGCGGGGTTTTGTTTCTATTTACACTACAAACATAACTACTATTTTACGTAACCACAAACTATTTTACGTAATTATTTTAATTATGGCCAAAACTATCGAGCGTATTGATCAATTTAGACAGCATAAAGGCATAAGCCTAAACGCTTTTGATGCCAGTATAGGAAGGCCTTCAGGATACACCGGTAAGCAGATTAGAAGTAGCGGATCTGTTGGCTCTGATATTCTAGAGACTATTTTACGTACTTATGAGGAAATAAATCCTGGATGGTTGATTTCTGGAGAAGGTGAAATGCTGAAAAATGAATCTGATTTAGTTAAAGAAGAACAGGAACCCTATCCCAAACCAGAAATAAATCAGAGCACTGCTTTGATTAGAAAAGATATACAACAATTAAGTGAAGGGCTTGCTCAACCATTAGAACGTTTAAGTGATGGTGTCTTAAAGCTATTAATAGATCAGCAAAAAATACTTCGAGTTACTGAAGGCCTTAATATCAATCGGCTCAATAAAATAGGTGATAAGCTTGATCAACTTTTAAAAGAGCTATAGTATGAGGAAAATCTTTATAATTCTATTTTTTATAGCACTTTCCGGAACAGCACAAACTATAAAGCTCAATCCTGACACTAATATCTACGAAGTAGTTGTCATTGATTCTTTGACAAAACCGGTTCCTGATAGGATCTTAGAATTTAAAAAACAAATGGATCTGCTGAGTTATGCAGATATATCAAGTACAGACTCCAGTGTCTCTGGAGAGTCTTACTTCACTAAAAAAATAATGGGTAGTGCAATGGAAGTGCACTTTAATGCCATTGTACAATTCAAAGAAAATAAATATCGAATAACCCTAAACAAATTCTATGTAAATGACGTGCGTTATGGTCAGTACACCTTTGAAGATATGAAAAGTGGAAACCGTAAACGCTGGATAAAACTCGTAGACGAAAAAGCCCCTGAAATTATAGATCAATTAAAATTTGTAGACAACTGGTAA